GGCCATTCCTATAATATTATCTAAAGTAGTAGAGCCAGACCCTGAGTTATTACCCCAGGTTTTGAAAATGAAATCTCCATTGGGTAAAACAACATATGAATTAACACAATGATATGTTACCCATTCCTTAAAAGGGGAATACCCTAAATGACTATTTTTAATTTGAAACACATATTTCATATGAGGAAAACGGCGGTCATAACGAATAACATCGAACATACAAAAACGTTTATGTTTAAGTAGTTTCTTTGCCATATTGTTAACACCACCTTCATATGGATTAAAACCATAACAGGACCAGTAGTAATTCTTCATTGCTTCTGCTTGATGTCCATATATAATCTTATGATGTAATAGGAGCTCAAATGGCTCAACTATAAAAGTTCTCTGTTTCTTCTTTCCAATAAAATCATCTCTAAGTAAAAATTCTTTCTCTTTCCCGCAAGCATTCCATATAGGAATCTCATGCAAAACATCCTCAGACAAACAATCCAGCCACATACCACTTAAGTATACTTGGGATTTCTTTTTATAACCAGAAATCTTATATAAATATCCACTTGCTTTAGTTAAATCAATAGCTTCAAGTGCTTCAGGTATAGACATAGGTGGTTGTGTCAAAGGTTCAGAAAATTTTTGTGATACAATTTCAACAGCAGGTAAAAATAAAGGGCAATTTAAAAACTCATAAGAAGGTTTAAAGTCCATCTTACGGACTGAAGCATCAAGAGTTGGTATAGTATTTTTAGCAACAACTAAATCAGCAGAATTATCAATAAACCATTTAAGGTCAATATTATATCTATTTAATGAGTTAAAAACTGCATCACAATTAACTTTCATAGGATGCTTTGGTGCAGGAAAACAACCTAAATATTTAAAATTATTATAAGTATTATGTCCCAAAGATAAATGTTTATAGACGTTATCAAAAAGTTCTACTCTCGTAGGAACTTTCTTTTTGGGCATAGTAACGTCATCTATTCTTTTAAATTATAAAGAAGAATGGCTCCATTAGGGTGCGCAGACCTCTTTGTAATACCTTTTTCAAGGTCAGCAAAATGTATAGCAATTAAATTCCCAGCGGGATCCAAAAAAATACTACCGCACGAAGCATTTGTAGTATGTACATTATGAGTTATTTCTCTCTCTCCTACTTTGGTAAAAAACGTAGAAGGAGCAACACTAAAAGGGTTGCCATTTTTTAAAGGATTAAAAGTAACCATAGAAGCTAATTGAGGATTACTTGAATGAATCACAATAGCAGACTTCAAAGGTTTCATACCTTGTAAAAGCGAGGGATTTTTATACACTCCTAAATCAGAGTGTCCATTACGAGTCCACTTCTTTTGATCGAAGGTGACTTTAATACCATTATAAATATAATATATAGATTGGGCAACTACATGGTAATTAGCCAAAAGACAAGGAGATCCATTAAATGTTGTATAAACACAATGACCTGAAAAAACATCATCATGTCGAAACATTTGAAAAAAATATTTATGATGATCGTCAACGGCAATAGGCTCAGATGACGCAGGACCTTGCAAATCTTTAGCATTACAAATATTACAGTGTTTATTATGAC